TAGATTATTTATTTTACTAGTAAGTTCAGATATACTTTGATTAACTTCATTTTTGAAATCACCTATTGAAGATTCTATAGTAGTATCTATGTAATCCTTAAGTCTATCATCACTAACTACTAAATCAACAATCTAGTTAATAGGAGCTTTAAAGTTCTAATCCTTCTCTGCTATTACCATGTATTCGTTTCCTTCTAGTATACGCTTAGGATCCAGCTCCAATATCTTTATACCGTCACATTTATTCATAACTATTACTCTTTAAAGAACCCACTAGGAGCACTTACTTTATTAAATACTACACTATCAGTAGTAGCTAATGATAATTGAGCTCTAGTAACTACATGAGGATTATCTCTTCTAGCTGCATGAGTATCAATAGCATTCTGTGCATTAGTAATCAATTGTTTAAGCTCATTAATTTGGGATTGTATATTATTATCTGCGTTAGTTCTATTTTCAATCTCTTGATTAATTAACTCAGTAAGATCGGCAACTTTACCATCTACATAAGTCTTAAGTTCATTCTTAGCTTCTGTAATATCCTACTTAATACCATTAATTTCATTTCTAATATTACTAATCTAAGTAGTTAATTCTTCTACTTTCTGATTAATATACTACCACAGTCTGTTAACTTCCTCTTTCAGTTCATCTTTAAACTCAGCTAATTCATTTCTGATTTCAGTTATAGCTTCATTAATAAACTGTTCTATCTAATCAAGAGCTCTATTAATATAATCAATGATAGCATCTACTTGCTTATCATTCAGATCTAGCATCTCCCATGTATTAGTATCATTACGATAATACCTAATATAACCGCCATAGTAATTAGAGGTAACGTCAATCCAATAATCTACTTCTAGAGGATTAGGCTACGTATCTGATGCTCTAAATCTAACTATCTCTCTCTGTAACATATATTATGCTTTAAATGTTGTTATTTTGTCTTCTGTTCCATCATCATATACATCAATATGAACCCAGGTAACATCTTCCTCTAAACGTACTTTACATGGTAATAACAAAGGTTTAGCCTTTATTATCTCTCTTACTTCTTCTGCAGTCTTACCTTCACATGTGAAATCAATTGCATTACCTGTTACATGTGCAGATACATATACTCCTTTCTTACCCTTTACTAAAGGACACATATTACAACGCATACCTCTTTGATGCATATTACCAATATTGATATGCATTGGCATTCGTAAAATATCAGTACGTAGACACAGTAATACATGTAGTAGCTATGTACTTAAGAACATCCATGACTATTCTCCAAACCTACTATATATGTGATTACATACTAACTCTTTTACATCAAAGTAAGGTTTAAGTTGTTTAATTATTTCTTCTCTCGGCATCATTGTTATTCATCATTAGAGCATCACCAACTAGATTGGCTGCTACGTTCATACCAAATTGTTTAGTATCATTATCTATCTCACTTACCTTCACGTTGATTTGAAGGAGCAGAAGATATATCTGCTCCAACAATTCTCTATCTGTCATATGTGCTAAGTACGGATTCATTAGAAACTAATAGTTTGATCTCCTGTTTGTAACTAGAACGATTTAACTAACTTATACCTATCATTCTCACGTACATATATTTTCCCTATATTCCCAGCATAAATAGTTCCTCTATTAATAGCTAAACCATTAGAAGTTTTCCATGTGAATGTGTTAGGTACCATAAAACCTAAATATGCAGTTTCACCTTCTACTGGCGTCTAACCAGAAGGGAATAAGTAACCAGTACTATAAGTAATACTAGTTAAAGTAAGCTTATTGTCAACTACCTATTGCCCTGCTTGGATAACAAGAGAATCCAGTACCAGATATAGTAGTAGACTTTAATGATACACTGGTATCACCGCTCTATTCTACTCCATCTAATACTTTTCTCTTATAAGAACTAACAGTAAAAGATTTGCTACCACCACCAGCTCCAAATGACATACTAGTAGGAGATACTGTTAAATAGTAATTCCAAGTCTCTACTTTCTTACGTATATCATCTATCTTTACACATTCATTAGCTCCATAAGTAGAAGCATTATCAATAATGATTAATGAATTAATAGCTAAAATCTAGGTCTTAGTAGGACATTCTGTCCCACTCTTACCTAGACTAAGCTTACTTAATATCATAGAATAGGTATATTAACGTCTAAGTTCTACTTATCACTAGCAGTCATTACACCAGCTGCAGATTGTGTAGCAGCAGGTATAGTCTATGACTTAGTAATAGGATTCGCATATGAATTACTAGCTGCAGATAAATCAGATTGCTTATAGTTAATAGTTACGCTAGTTGCATTTCTAGACGTTGCATCTACACCAGTAACTAGGTTATTAGGTAGTGAATCAAGCTTATCACCAGGATTCTGTATACTACCAAATTCATTATATAAGTCATCTAATCTGCCTTTATCTATTGCAGACATAGCACCTGCATTAGTAGTTGTAGCTGATGGTATATCTATATTATCATCCTGTAATGGACCATAATTTAAACCATCTTTAGCTGCATACTTATAGTTAATCTTAACTAATTCACCAGTACTAGTAGTAGGAGTAAGATATGAAGTAAGTTTAGTAGGCATACTATTTAAAGCATCTCTATTAACTTTACCTTTATCTCCAGAATACGCTGTACTAGGAGTTTCACCTAATGCCAAACTCTAACTAATCTCTAAGTATTGAGTACCAGTCCATCTATATGTTAAGTTAGTATCCTTAGATACATATATCTTACCAGTTTCACCAATCTGAGGGAATTGAGCTTTAGTAGAGAACTCTAATACATCATCTACATAAGATGGTAATTGAGCTGCAGGAACCTTACCAGTTGAGTCTAATTCAGCTAAACCACTAGGTTGACCTTTAGTACTAATGAATGCATTTAAACTATTAGTAATAGTAGTGTCGCCTGCTTTTCTATCTTCAATTTCTTTCTGTAAAGCATCCTCTAGTTTATCAGTAACTCCATCAAACTTATTCTCTATACGGTCTATCTCTGCTTCTCTATCAGCAATCTCCTTATCAATCTTATCATCAAGATCGTCTATTCTATTATTTATATTGGAGTCAGCTTCCTTTAGTTCTTCAATCTATCCAGGAATAGTAGTATTAAGTTCTACATAATCTTCCTTACTCATTAGACCATCCATAGATGCAGTAGCATTAGCTATACGTATATCCATATAGATATTGTTACCACTTTTAACGGTATTCCATGATACACAAGGAGTAGCATTCTATCTGAAAGTGATGCCATTAGTTACTAAGTCATAAGTAGATGTATTAGTACCATCTTTAAACTTAATATTAGTTAATGCTAAATTACCTATATATACATACTAACCATTATCTGTAAGTACTTTAGTACCATCTCCAGTAGTCTTAATAACTGTAGTAGTATATTGTTCTTTACTATAGTTTAATGAACCATCTACAGTAATAGTATCAAATACTACTTGAGATATATTATTGGTACCTTCTTCTTTAATAAAGTCAGGAGATTCAATGTATATGGTACCACCAACTATAGCTACTTCGGTTGCTAAGTCTAATCCATTTCTATTAGAATTAATAGTATAGATAAGCTTACCTTCCTCTATAGCTTGCTTTAATGCGTCATAATCTTCTTGACTTACTTTACCATCAACGATAGTAGGATCAAAGATATACATAGTCATATCTTTAAACTCTATCATTCGGATCTTACCATTTCTTTCACCATCTTGGAATGGAATCATTTCCTATCCTGTGACAGCAGTACGTTCTGAAGCTTGACTAATCTTTAAACCTTTAATTCTTGCTATCATTGTCAATCAAATTATTTTCTTTCTACTACTCTAACAGTACTACACCGTTATCTTCCCATAACCAAGGATCTGCATCCTCTGTCAACAATGCTAATACATAAGGATCATACAATCCTCTAAAGTATCCATTACCACAACCACACTTAATACAATACGGTTTGAGTTTCATAGGTATACCACTATATAACTGTGGTTTAACCTAATGTAAGTATCTCTTTAGTATTTCAGAATCTATAGGAGTAGTAACACTAGATGTGTTACTAAACTCCAATAAATCTGTCAATTCATTGTATACTATGGTTGCTACAACATCTCTATTATTTCTAAGTATATTAGTTTTAAGTATAGAGTTTGTTTTACTGTTTATATATTCTTTTGCTTTATCCATAGTAGTTTAATTAAGCTTCACCAACACAAATCCCGCCTATAAAACGCAAACCATTTTTAGTACCAGTCCATCCAATATTCGTACCGCTAGAGTTAGTTACTGTAATCATACTTTTCATAATATCTATATGAGTATTTACACCGTCAGATACAGTTACTCCTAGTGGAGATATGTACGCTTTATTACCCTAAGAATCATAAGCAGTTACAGAGATAGCGTCAGAGGCATCATCATCTAAAGCCTTTATTTCTACTCTAGATGAATCTATTCCTGTTGGGTTCTTTAGTACTATTGAAGAAGTAGTATTATCATAAGTAATAACTATATTATCCAGAGTGCTATTCTTTAATGAAAAACTACCACTATCAATTATAGCGTGGTTAGAACCAGTTTGTCCAATAGTAATAGCTCCCGTAGTATCTAACTTAAAATCTGTTACTGTAGAAGATCCTGCATAATGCTAGTAAGACATTCCTTCATCATTAACATAGAATTTAGGTATGCCCATATTAATACTCAGTCCATCTATACTAAGTTCAGCTCTTTTATTTGCTGCAGGATTGCTAGATGATACTACCTTTTGGAATGCAGCTCCATCTATATCTATAGTGGCAATACTACCATTACCTCCAGATACATTACCAGATTCTAATTGTATAGAAGTGTTAGAACTATCAGCTGCTAAGTGTATACCTCCAGCTCCAAAGTAAGCTTCACCATTCGCAAAGTCTAGCAAGAAGTTAGGTCTAAACGAGTTAGAAGTATTCATAGGATCTGAAGTATTAATCAAATGATATTCAGAACTATCACCATCACTAGCATTCTTACCTCTTTGTGAGAACATCAGGTTGTTATTAAATACAGCTCCACCTACTAATGAGTTAGGTGCAATAAGTAAGTCAGTATAGATTGCTTCGTATCCTTCTAACTTAGTCCATGCGCCAGATGTATCTGTAGCTGGAGATACATTATTCTATTGAGTACCAATCCACGTCATTACTGATTTCAAGAAGTAATAGTTACCATCACTAGTATCATATACGTAAGGAGCTTTTTCTCCATCGTTAATATAAGGAGTACTAGTACTATATATACCCATAGGATATGCTATAGGTTGTGAACCTACTGGATCTGGAGTAATTATACCACCCATAGGGTTAGGTTTAGACCAATATTGACCAGACTCTAATTCGTCATTTATTATTCTACATTGAATAAACCATATGTAGTTATATTCATCACCACTAACTAACTCAGGAACATCTATAGACCAACCTTTTGGATCTCTCTTACGCTTCATAGTGTCGCTCCATTGTTCTCCTGTATAAGTAGTTTCAGTACCTTTACAGTATCTAACTTCATAACCTACTCCAGGAACACCTGAACCACCATTATCACCAGTCATACCAGTCATATAGTATGGATCGCACCAGTCTTCTATCATAGTATTATCACTACCATTGATATAAGCAAAAGTAGCCCATAAGACTTTACCATCACTTAAAGCAGGAGCTGAAGAACTCCAACCAGAAGGATAACGAGTATCTTGGTCTAACGAAGGAGCTGAACTCCAACTATTGTTTCTAGCAAATCTGTATTCATAGTAGTTACCATCCGTGCCTTGAACCTTACCTACATTTACCCAGTCACTACCATTCCATACCCATAAGAAGCCATCAATAACCCAACCGTCTCCTATTTCATTACCACTAGTTGGAAGATCATCTGTAGAATCTAAAGTACCTTTAATAACAACCCCTTGACCTGTTACTTTTACTACAGCTCCCCATTCTATTACCGTACCTGTCTCACCTTGAACTAATGCTATACATTTCCACCATATACCAGTAGACATATCAGGCGTAAGTACCCAACCATCGCCTGGATGATACGGATCATTACTAGTAGGTTTCTCAGGTTGAGTAGAACTCTATTTAAATGCTTCTACTTGATAATTAAAGTTATTACCATCAAGACCAGGTACACCTGTAATTAAATAAGGTCCTTGCCAACCTCTTTCATCTTCAGGTAATGATTCATCAATTACTAACTTATTATCAAAAGTAACTAAAGCTTGAATCCCCCATATTGCTTCTTTGCCAGTTGCAGTAGGCATACCTACACCCCAAATACTACCAGGGTTAATATTTAATCTATCTGGGTCTCTAGGCTTAACATCACTACCAGATGTCTTAGTATACATTACTCTAAGGTGTTGACCATCTTGACCATCATCACCCCATTTAGCCCATAATGACGGAGAACTAAAGTTACCCCATTTGTGAGTATCACCTTTATACTTTCTTTTACTAACCCATTCATATTTAAACTCTTCACTTACTCCCTTAGGATCATCTGTCCAAGGTTGTTCACCAGGAGCTGATTGAGGTATATATTCATCTTGGTCTGGATTATTATCCGTAATCTCTTGAGGAGAGGCAGGTAACTTAGTACACTGATATATATACTCTACTCCATCACCGTCTTTACCGTTTACTCCCCATTTAGACCAAATAGTAGGATCACTCCACTCACTCCAACTACCATCAGTTTGCAAGTTATGTGAACAAACCCATTCACATTGATACTATTCACTGATACCTGTTGGATGATCAGTCCACCCTTGTCTAATAGCTTCAGTCTGGCTGTTACCTGTAGGTTTAGTAGGTGTAACTAAACTAGTTACAGTAAGCTTATACACGAATTCAATATTACTACCGTCTGCACCATCATGACCATCTGCACCTGTAAGTCTTACAGGTGTACTCCAAGGCACTACTATTGTACCTTTACTAGAGAATGTAGCGGTAGACATCCATACATAGCCATTAGGATTACTATCACTACCAGACCATCCTTCAGGATATGTAATAGTATTAGTATCATAATCCCAGCTACCTCCTACAGGAGTATCGGGTCTTTGTATAGTTTTAGTAGATTTGTATGCTATTACTACTCTAGTAGTATCTCCGTCTATACCTGGTACACCATCAATGCCGTCCTTACCATCTTTACCATCTTTACCATCTTTACCGTCCTTACCTGCATCTCCTGTTCTACCTGCAGGTATACCAAATGAAAATAAGAATTTATCTTTGTCTAAAGACACAGATGCTGTAGGAGTACTTGATTCGTATACATCCTTAATTGCAGCTTTAAACTTAGAATTACCTATAACTATATCAGCTACAGATTCAAGTGGTAATTTATAGTTATTGTCTTTCTCTGCAGTAACAATGTACTCACTACCTGTAGCCTCAAGCTTCTCTTCTAAGTCTAATATCTTTACACCATCACATTTTTGTGTCATATCTCTTTATTTTATAATTTACAATAACCGTTACTGCAATTTCCAGTACTGCAAGTATTATTAGAACAAGAGTAACAAATACCACTAAATAAAGTAGCAGAGTTACGCTCTTTCTCCAAGTGAAGACATTTGCCGTTTTCTATATTAAAACAGTTACCTTTCTGAGTAAGAATAGCATTGTTACAGCAAGTACTAGCTGCACATTTTGGTTTAATAGATATCTCCAGTAATCTACAGATATCTACATATAATTGTAAAGCATCGCGATAGTAATCGGATGCTAAAGCATACTCAAGCAGCTATCTCTTAAAGACTACTAACATTATATTCTGCATAGTCTGATCATCTAAACAAGTTGAACAGTGAGTATGTAATTTCCTAATTTCTGCCATATACACGATTGAAGGATTGTAGTATATACCATGAAAATGTATTTCTTCCTATTCCGTAAAACATCTCAAAGTAACGTATTTCATATTCCAATCTAATTCTAGAATATCGTCATTAGTTACAGTTACATTATTATCGGAATCTACTGTAATATTCTCAGAAAAGCTAATGTTATGTATAGGACTGTCTTCAAGTATGTTCTTTAAATTCCATACTTCATCTATATAAACTTCCTTACTATAGTTACTAAGATCTACTTCAGTCTCTATCTTAAAGGTCAGTTTATCACCATCTATTTGTATATTTGTTAATTTGTCCATATATCAACAATAAAAAAAGTGGAGAGTGGAATATTCCACAACTCCACTTCTGTAGTTTGTAAAAGGAATCTTATCCCAAATTCAATCTCTCTAACGTGGATTAGGCAATTGTCTTACCAGCAATAAATGACTGAATACCCTTATCTACAATAGAATCAACTAAACTAGGACAATAAACTTCCGTAGTCAACGGAGTAGTCTTGATGTACTGATTATCATTGCTCAAGTACAGGTTATCGTTTTCAATGATAGCATAATCATATTCTGCATCTTCTACTACTTTACGAGCCTGTTCAACAATAGGATATGCCCCAGTAAATACGTGACCTTTATAACCCATGTTACGTACTTCTGCATCACGTACTTGCTTCCAATAACCCTTACCCGGATTACCAGCAGTCTTAACAATCGTAGCACCTACAACTGCCTTAGGCTGATTAGCAAGCAATGCGCCAGGAATAGTCTCGTACAGAGAAGCTTCCATAGATACAACGCTATATTCATTTAAAGAATAAACGCCTTCATTATCATCTTTCGGCATAGCAGTCAAAGTCAGAACTGCAGCAGAAGCAGAAGCCTGTACTCTACGGTTCTTATGAGCATTGATCTTCTTTAACAGAGCATTTACTAAATCTGCAGGGGTAGTAGTTTCAGCATATACTTCATAAGTATGAGTAAACTGCCAAGCAGCTTCATACATATCCTTATAAACAATACGCAAAACGTAACGATTACCAGCAATGATAGTAGTGTTAGTCAAAGTGATCACAATCTTTTCTTCAACAGGAGCTACATATTCACCGATTACTGCAGACGGTTTAGAAGCTTTCTGAATTTCAGTAGAGAAATCAATATTAGCTTTCTGTGCTACTGTACCATCAGGCATAGTAACATTCATCTTTTCACCTGCTACACCTACATACAGAGAGTTAGCATTTACTGCATCAGCAGCAGTCTTAATAAGAGCCTTATTCTCATCGAACAAAGCAACATCACCAACAGCTAAAGCATCCACTGTAGTGTAAGAAGCCGGAGCTTGTTTTCCAATCAGAACTGAGTGTACTGAAGTTATCATATTAAATGTTTGTTTTTAAATTAGACATTAGCGCTTAGTCTATTCGCTTACTTTCTACTTTCATTATTTCAGATTTCCACGGCCGTAAGCGCCTTAATTATTCGTCCTAAGATTTCTTAGAACTTGCATTAGGTATAGTTTGTACTATCATTTGAACTGCTAGATCAACTATATCCTAGTGTGTATTTTCTGGTAAATCTGTATACTCTTTAGTTAAATCCTAGAGAGTACCTAAATCCTTAGCTTTTCTTAAGTAAGTAAGCTCATAAGAACTTATGTCATATTTACCATCAGTATATAATACAATTTTATTGTCAGTATATACTCTAATAGGTTTTGCTTGATTATAACGCAATTTATGATCTGATAGACTATTACTTAGTCTAGAGCTTACTGTCTCTATTGTAGCCTCTATTACATCAGATTCACGAGTAATTAAGTTATTGCATTTATTATCCTTTATACTTATGTATACATTTTCACCAAGTGCAAACATATAATCTTCAGGACAATCAGCTTCCCATTTATTACCTAATTTACTAAAGCTATAAGTAGTATAGCTCTTAGTATTTACTAAAGTACGTATGTTATCAGTAATCTCTTGATTCCTCTAGAATACTCTAAAATTCTATTTGACATATTCGTCTTTAGCTTTATTTATAAAATGAAACAAAGTATCTGAAGGAAACTTGATAGTTTCATTATAATGAGGTATGATATTATTCAGCTGCCTCTCTACATTTATTTGAAAATCTCTCTCACACATAATTATTCAGATACTTGGTTTAACTAAAACTTAGAAGATTGTCTTTGAGATTCTATATTCTCTAAAGCAATTACTACAGCTCTATTAATAATCTCATACATGACATCCTCAGGAAAATCTAATTCTTGTTCAGGTTTAGTGTAGTCAAACTTAGTTGGTTTCTTAACATAAGTTAGATCTACTCTATAGAACTCTGTATTATCTTCTACTCTTGGAGCATACATAGGATCCTGCATTAAAACAGGATCTACGTATACTAAGAGTTTATCATTTTCTAAAGTAGCTACTGGATTCTCTACCCAAGGTATATTATTATAAGTCTGCTTAAAAGGCTTTACTAATTCATGACTAGTAAGTACACAGTTAGTCTAGAATTGTCCATACTTAAGTAATACACTAAGTATAGTCATTCTATTATCTTCATCATGAACATCTTCTAATGCATACTCGTTGTAGCCTGTATGTACAGCATGAAGATTAACATCTGTAGCTATTAACTTTTCTATCTCAGATAAGTTAGACACAGAACCTTCTAAACCTATTCTTAAAGCATTATTGCCAGTAATCTTATTACTTAAGATTTCTAGCTGTGCTTGATTAAGAAATAAGTCTACTTCCTCGTCTAAAAATGCGGGGCATCCGCCATAAGCAATACCTTCTGCATTCTTATCCAGAACTACCTTGAAAATTATATGAGAATCTTTATTAGTCATTACTTAGATTTTATTTCCTACATTATTGCCAATTTTATTTCTTGATTCTTCTTATCCTTAAGATAAGCAATTACATCTTCAAGACCATTACCAATTAAATCAGTACCAAAGTAATATTGAGCACGATTCTTTCTAATAATGTTTTTAGCAATAGCTTCTTCAATTACGAAGTTAATTTCTTTATTAGGATTATTTACCCATTTCATCAAGAACTTAGAAGGATCAGCTTCAATAAATTCTGACAGTTTAGCTTCAGCAACCTCATTAGACATAGAATCTGATTTCATACCATAGAGACGTAAACACTTACGCATTTCTTCAGTAGACATCTTATCCATCTCTCTATATGCTTCACGCTTAACTTTATTGAACTTATTCTGTTCTTCTGCTTCACTATCCTTATTAATCATAACATAATCAGTGCTAGGTTTAATATCGTTAAGACCATTAGCTACTCTTTTATGTTTCTTAAGGAATAGGTATTTTAATTCATCCTCAGGTCTATTAGTATCCAATATCAAATCCTTTTTGCCAATCTTAATAGCAAAAGTATCCCAGAATGTACTATTGGGAGATAACTATCCCTCAGGATAACCAATTTCTTTTTCTAATCTGGTCGCATCTTCTGCAGATAAACCAGTATATAAATTACCAGATCTAGTCAAGTAAGTGCTTACATAATCAAAACATGTAGGCCATTTAGTAATCCCAGTCCAGGGATTAGTTTTAATTATTCTAACGATTACTTCCATAATATAAAATATTAGATTATCAAGTTAGTAGGGGCCCTAAGGCCCCATCATTTATTAACCACAAGTTAGCTATTACTCAGCATCCATGATTAGTTCCCCACACGCACGTGGATCCCTTAACATTATGCCCATTTCTCCAAGGAAGAATACAGTGTAACCATCCTTACCATTAGATCTCAGAGTATTAATAGACTTACCATAACCAGACGGAAGAACTGCACCACCAGTAGTCCAAGTTACGAATTCACGATCCTTACGAACTACCTTAACGATGTTAGCTTCACCATCACGTCTACCCAGATCCAGGAATGTCATACGATATGATTCCAGCGGTTTCAGAGTAACCGGATGCAACTTACGATTGTAAGTAATATCGTCGTACAGCGGGAAATACTTCAGAGTCAACTCGATACCATTAGTCATCTTATAAGTCTTGAACTGACCACCGAAAGTAAGACTATCACCAGAACCAGTTACAAATACAGTATCAATAAGGTTCATGTTAACTACCTTTTCCTTCAGAATTCTATCGAATTCACGGATACCCATTTCACCAGTCAATGCAACAAACTTACGTTCGTTAGTACCAAGTACATTGTAAGACAGGTCAAACAGGAAGTCTTCTAGCAATTCTGCAGTAAGATGAGTATAGTAACGTCTGTTAGACGGAGCAATCTGTTCCAACAGACCAGCACCAATAAATACTGGACGACCGTTGGTACCCTTCAGGTTGCAAGAACCATCCTTGTTAACATTAGTCTTCGCATAAACAAGCATACGCTCACATCTCTTATACCATTCACGCAGAGCTACCCATTCCTGATAATCAGCCCACAAGTAAGACTTCTTACCAGTCTTAGGATCCTGTAAAGCAATTGCCATTACTGTAGAATAAGCTGAACCAGTAATATCATAGTTGATACGAATTGTAGTAAGATAATTACGCATCTTGAAATGAGTATTATAGTTCAGGATATCACCTTCTTCACTGTATTCTTCAACAGCAGAAGCCAGACGAGATACTTGACAACCCGGTTTCAAGAGTTCTGCGGGGATATAAGAAGTAGGCTGACCATCAGCTACAAAACAAGTATATACCCACAAGTTACCGTCCTGATACGGAGCACCTGCTACACGTACTTGGAATTCCTTATCATCAAATTCCAATATAGCAGTAGGACCAAACCAGTTATCTTCTAACCACAGCATGATAGGTGTATTGCCAAGACCTGCAGTTGAATCATCTGTAATAGCTGCGCCATTCCATTTTGCATCTCTAATTGTAACTGCTCTATCGGCATCAATCATTACATTCCACTCCCAGCTCGGTTGATCAATGGTCATTACGTTACCAAGACCACCAGTAAGCATATCCAAAGAAGTGTTGTAACCATTATCTTTGGTACCGAATACATAGGACAACACAGTAGCAACCTGATACGGATTCTATTGTGATGCTGCAGAAATCTTAGCGGTATCAATCAAATCACTGAACCACTTACCTTTATACAGTACCAAATTATTCAGAATATTATTATCCATAAAATACTAGTAAATTAATTTTTAGTTATTATTAATTAGCACGCAATCTTCGTGCGAAGGAATTCCACATAGACTCGGTGCTAGTGTTATCCTGTTTATTAGTCTTTCTACTTACTCCTGCCCTATTAAGGCTATTTTTGAACTTGTTAATAGCAGCATTTTGACCTTTTACTTCAGCAGCTTTTACAAGTGTATCTCCTTTCATAGTGAAGTAGGCAGACTCAATTAAATTTTTTACGCTCTTAGACCAATCTTTTTGAAATTTGGTCATACCATCAGAGGTAGGTTTGAATATATATTCCAACAGTATTTGTTTATCCTTTTCTGGAATTTTAACACCGCGGATATTATCCATGCCCTTTATTTCGTTGACAACGGTATCAAAGTACTCCTGTTGACGTTGAGCTGCGAGCTTAGCGGCATTTTCTTGGTCTTTCAATAGCTGTTGTTTCTTATTCTCTCTTATGTCCTTAAGGGCTTCAGCAGCATCTTGAGACTCATCTTCAAGAATACCAGCTTCCTCGTATTTAGTAAGTTTCTTTTCAATCTATTTAGCATTAAAACCCTTTTCTTTAAGGAATTCTTTCAATACTAACTTCTGATTACTTTCATCTTCGAGATCGATATCATCAAGATCAATTTCATTATCAATTGAGAAATAATCTCTCAAATTACCACCATTCTTAACAAACTTATCAAGTTGCTCAACTTCTTCACTAGCGTATTGTGGTACTGAGTTTTCCTCAATTACATCATTAAAGTAATCAATTAAATCTTCTACAGTCTTAGGTTTATCATCATCCTCAATGTCATCCCAACCTAATTTTTCAGATAAAGAGTCAAAGAAACCTGTTACTATGGTAGTTTCATCAGCAGACTCTTCTGGTTCTTCTTCCTCAACTTCAGGTTCTTCTACTTCTTCTTTTGTAGTAGTCTTAGGTTTAGCCTTGGGTTTAGATTTTACTTCTTTATCTTCTTCCTCAGGTTCTTCCTTTTCCTCAGTTTCAGTTTTAGTATTCTTACGAATATTATCTAATTCTTCTTCACTGAGTTCTTCTCCTACTCCTTCAAGATCAATTTTTGTTTCTTCCTCTTCCTCACTAGTAGGAGGAGTAATAGGTTTATTCTTTACACTTGCTCCTGGCATGAGATCTTCAAATACCTCAAAACCGTTCAATGTTACATTATCCATAATTATATATAATTAGATTTATTATTTTTTCTTTCTTCCTTTATGTTTCCATTTTTTCGCATTCTGAGCAAAGATAGCCCTCTTACGTGTCAATGGATTTTTACTATGAGTAAGTTCTTCTGTAGTTTTACCAGTTCTTTTCTTTAAGGCATTAAACTTACCTCTATTCTTCTTCTTTATGTGAATACCACCATACTTATATGAAGGTATAGGGTATTCCGGCATGATACCTGTATAATCTATTAGATCACTCATCTTTGTTATTATTAAAGTAAGCATTAGCTCCTAATGCAGTAGTACCAAGCAACGGAATAGTGTTAAACCATTTAGTATACGCATTAATATTCTTATGCTGTTTAAACATCTTCTTTATAGGATCACTATCAGACATTTTATCTAGATACTTCTTAAGTAGAGTAGACGATACTGGTTCATCTAAATTCTATACATCTCCATTCTATTTGAGCATAGTTCTTAGCTAATTCATATAAGCTTTCTATTCTGTACCTTTTCTATAATAACTGGTAGCATCTGTCTATTTTAATGAATTCTCTAGCTGTTTTAACATATTATTGTTAATAGTTGTATTTGCATTTCTACTAATTATATAATCAGTATAATGATTCATCTCATGATTAGCTAATTGCATAGGATCTCTATACATTCCTGTGTTTACCCATAAATCAAACTCATTAGGTTCTGCTCCTACTCCGGTCTTATTAAATCGTTCTTCTGCAAATGGTTTAGCCTATAATCTTCCAGAAGCTACCATATCTTTGGGTTGAACTTCAGGTAAATCAAAGTACCTATGTTGATACAAATCATCAAGCAGATCATAAGTTTCACTATAATTAGTACCGAATATTTTATCTGCCTATTCAGCTCTATTACGGTAAGGTATCGTATTAATATCTTCTAGAACTCTATTTCTAGAATTAGCTATATCTGATAAATAATCTCTTTTCTTACTAATATTACCCAGAGCCTAATTTATTAAACTTTGTTCAGTTCTATTTACAGTAGGAATGTATCTAGCAGCAGCTTTTACATTTCTTAAACCACTAGGAACAAAAGGTAATACTGTAAGAGCGGCTAGTCCAGCACTCAACCAATCTCTATTCTTTACTGCATCATAGGCGTCTTTAGCCGATATAGCATCACCAATAGGAGTCATATTAGCAGCATCTTCAAGACTGAACACAGGTTTTAAACCTTCTTCTAAAGGTCTACCACTACTACTTCTACCCGTAGCCTGATAGAATCTTTCCTTCTCAGGATCACCTACCTCACCGCCATCTGCAAATGTTTCTACTTTCCAATCCCAATAGCCTTTACCGGGATTATTTTCCCGGTAAGACTTTAGGTTCTGCATTCTCTATTTAAATGCTCGTTTATCCATATATAAAATCTGTAAAATTTCTTTTACCTAAGAATTGTTGTCCATTCATGTAAATCTCAGCTTCTTGAGAAGATTCAGATATGCAAATAGTAATTATATCTTTTTTAAATATTCTAGTATCCAAAGGAGTACCTATAAAGAACATTATATACTATTGTACTTCATCTTCATCCTACTCTACGAATCCGTTATCTAATAGTCTCTATATAAACAATTCAATTCTTTCTTTAATAGTAGGTTCTCGTTCCATAACTATTATTTCTTTCCTTCTTTGCCCTTCTTAGAGCTACCGGATTTCTTACCTCCACATGCCATAATTAATCTCTCCTATTATTTAATTGTTTTAAGATAATGTTTCCAATTCTTTTTATTAGCCTTATAAGTCTTCTTTCTGTCTTTAATCTTGTACTTATCAAGATCTTCAGGCTTACGTGTTTTCAGATAGTCAAAGTTATCGTCATTAGCGTAAGCTTCCATCTCATAAGGAATGGTATAGTAAGCACTAGATGCAGGGTAGATAATTGGATTACCTTTAATCCATTCCCACACATAGGACCAATAATAACTTATCCATCTCTTTTTATCTTTAGCTTCATAGAGATGAATATTTTCATGATTCCAAGTAGTAGGCTTAATCTGAGATTCAGGTTTTCTACTTAACAAGTAACCACACCAGCTCATTGCAGAATAACCACTAAATGGATAGTGATCCATGTGTTTATATTCTACTTTATCTGCTTTTACTTTAGTAAATAGTTGTTTAACTATCCACCATGTTTCTTTAAACCAATTCATAATTATTTACTCTTTTTAGCTTCTGCGTTTGTCTTATTCTTAAGTGCTGTCTTAGCTTTTAATCTTTCTCTCTCCATTGCTGCTTTATCTTTAGCTGCTTGCAACTTCATTTCGTGATCCATTCTTTCTCTTTCAAGCTGATTTTTCTTATCTTCTATCTCTTTCTTCATCTTCTGCTCTCTAATCTTAGCATTGAATTCAAATTGTTTAGAAGCTTCATCAGATGCTTGCTTACGTTCAGCTAAAGCTTGTTGAGCTATCTCTACTGGATCTGGAATTCCATTACCGTCTTGATCCATATTCTCAGCACCTCTATAGGCATTAAGTTGAGCTACAGTAATCTTAGTAGCATTATCTTGATCTATCTTATATTTCTCAAGATCCATTTCTGCTTCTTTAATCATAAGCTCCTCTTCCTTAATCTCATTTTGCATCTGAATAGCTTGCTGTTCACGTTCTGCTTGAGCTTGTTCCATAGCTTGTTGTTGCTCCATACGTTTTTGCTCAATTTCCTCTAATCTAGACTTAATCATACTAATATTATCCATAGTAATGATTTCAGCTATATCAAGTAAGCTAGCTCCGTTCTGCATAGCAGGTTGCATTAACTGCTTAAGTGTTTCTATATACTGTTGATTCTTAGTAGTATCTTCTATAAAGATATCAAAATCCTCATAAAGCATATCATCTGATAGCGTTAAGAATGCTCTAGTAGCATCATCTAATATATATTGTAGATGAGTTTTACTACTATCTTTCCAAGCCCATCTAGCAGTATTAAGTAGCATAGTTAAGCATTCTCTCTTTACCTAATTGTGTGTCCAGAACCAAGGTTCAGTAATATGAGCTGATTGTACTACAGAACGCTCTACATTACCTACTAATTCATTAGATGAAATAGACCCTTCTCTTTGCTTACTAACTCCAGATATCTCAGATAGCATACTTTCAATCTTATCCATAAGATTAATATACTAATCTATAGTATTAGCCATAGTAAGGTCAAGAGCTGTAATCTAGTTAAACTGACTAGGTTTACCTCCTTCTCTACCAGGTATATCCCATCCTTCTTCATACGGATTAATAAAGTTTACACCAAGAGCAGATAAATAATGCATCCATTTAGATACATCTATATTCATAGATTTTGGTATCTAAGTAATATCCATATTTACTACTTTACCTTTATCTCTAGCCATAGCAAGCTCAAGTCTATACCATAGTACAATATACATATACTGTAATGGTTTCATCATGCTTACTAAACTACGTGGTCTACTGTTTGTATTATTATATACTACTCCAGTATAAGGCAATCTCTAAGAGTTAGGATTATCAGATGAAGTATATTGATATTCTAATGGTTGTATTCCTATATATAAGTCTTCTCCAGCTCTATATCCTTCCCATACTTCGGTAATCCATTTCCATTCTACATTAAGTTCCATCCCGGTCTCTTTATAGCTCTCATCTACTTGATATTCTTTAGGCTCACCTAATTCAGGATCAATTATAGTAACAAAACCTATTTTCTTAAATGATTTCCAGCAACAGTGCCATACTTTCACACTATTAGTACTATCAAATGGATTACTACTGAATCCGTTAATAGTATGTGTTTTAATATGAGTATAGTCTAAAGATGTCTTTCTTACTTCAGGATTTATACCTCCTTTAGAAGCTTGATCCATCATATCTAACAACTAATTTAGCTGTTTCTCAGACATCTTATCGTATAATCTATCATATAGTTCAGTTACAGACATATTCATTTCATAACAACACCATTCTGCGTCATGAATGAATTCCAAGTCGGACGTTTCAGTATCATAATCAAAGTAGATAGGATTAACACGTTCGAGGCACGGTTCTCCATTCAGTATACCTACATAGTATATCTCTTCCCCACCAACTAAAGCATCCTTCCAACCTTTAAAGAATTCATGAGTAATGTTTAACTTATTTTTTAAGTAATTAAGACTGTGATATGCAGTTACTTCTGCTATATCTTTATAGTCTTTACTCATGTATTTTTGTATCTACTAAGGAGTCATTATCTCACCATTCTGTAAAGCTTCCTAGTATCTAGCTTGTTCTTCAGGACCTAATTTACTCATTATAGTAGCCTGAATGTAATCTATTAAAAGCTATTTAGCTCTATCCTACATTTCACTAGCAGCTATATCACTTGTACGTACTACTCTGAAGTTGAATGGTCTTTTAGTTTCTTCTCCCAACAGTAAGTCTATTTTGGGCTTAATTATATTATAATCCTAAGCCATTGCAGGAAAGCCATCCTGCTATTTAAAAGGATTAGTAACATATTTCAGATCTTTTTCATTGTATATACTATTATAAAGATCATAGTATGTTTGCATCTCCTCTCTGCGAGTTCTGTTATTACCATTTCTAGAACCTCCTAAACTACGACCTATAACATAGTCTATACAACTTTCTTGCCAGTCTTTTGTCTTCTTAGACATAGGAAGTTTCTATATTGGCATTTGATTAATATTATTCATAATTAAAACATATATGCTTCGATATTATCTATAGCTTCGTCGTCACGAAACCATTCCTGAGTAAATATAGGGCCTTCAAACAGTACCCTATTTCTATTCTCTTTTTTAATCTCTTTTACTTTAACATTATATAGCTATTCTCTATATATCATTACTTGGGTCAACGCCATTACACGGTCTACGTTAACTACATCGTTTGCAGCTATAAGTTCCTCTAATAGCGGTTCCGACATTATATTGTATAAGTTCTTCTTGCCATCTGCATTAATATCGTTAAGCCAATCCTTTATTAGACCCCATCCCCATTGCTTAATCTATTTATTCATGTGGCAACCTTTCTTTCTATTTACTTTAGAATTACTTACTATATCGTTAATTATATCTGGTTGATCAGCAAGTAAGTAGTCACAATGCTTATTAGTAAAGTAAACAAATATGCCTTTATTTTGATTCTCATACATTGCTCTAGCATTATAGTATATAAGTAATTTACGTACATTTTCATAAAAATCTTCTGCTGACTTAGGTCTGCCTGTGTACTCTGCTACTATTATATCTGAATACTATTCTATAGACTATACTCTCTTATATATAAAACAAGAACCCAAAGATGTAGTACTTGATTCATCATAGTCGTATGAGTCTATACCTGCAATATACAAACCAGCACTAGCATCCTTATTAGGATGCTCCCATATTACTATAGAACCAGTAGGATCATCTCCTACTAATGCTCCAGTAACTTCATCGCGTTTAGTCCTTAAAGGGTAATGTGTTATATCTCCAGTTTTTTTAATAATCCATTTAAGGCTACCATCAGGCTGCCATACTAAATCACCTACCTATTTATGATTCTATAATTTTTTGTTAGTTCTAAGTAATGCTAACTGTTCCTGCAATTCTTTTTTGGGAAAAATGTTACCATTAAACTCTAACATTGCTTCTGCTGGAGTAATAGGTCTTTCTGCAACGTATCTGTCAACTGCTGCGTTATTAGTGGCATTAGTTATTACTACTTGCCTTTCTGCTAATATGTGTTCTAAAGACTTCTTACGGTACGTATTACCGTCCTCGTCCATATATATACGTTTACCATTCTCATCACGTATATCTAAGTTAGTATATTGAGGTACAAAGAAACCACATTTATTAGTAGTAGCAGACTCATCCCATATGTTATCAAACCCTAAACAATTGTATCCATCAGGGTTGTAAAACATATCCTTCATAGTTTCAAATGCAGAACCTTCATCACCACCAGTACCCCATACTATCATAGTACCAAAGGCTATACCATCTACCTCTACAGAAGGTCTAGCGATTTGCCATGCTGCGCCTAATTCAGAGAAAGAACCGCCCTCTTCAAACATAATAAGATTAGCTTTCTTACCACGTACTACGTCAGGATTGTCTTTCAAAGTAACACCTATAATTTCTGATTTATAACCTAATTCTATGATATTGCCGTAATCATCTTTAGTGTAGAATCCGGCACGTCTACGCATCTAAGTATTAACTGACCTTTTCTTCCCCCAAGCTGTATTCTTATCTATAAAGTCCATATAGTCCCAAGCTTTAGTAAGAATACCATCATCTGTCAAATATTGCTTATTTGACGCGTATATAAAGGTTTTAGAGTATGGTATTAAATAGAAATTACGGCACGCCATAGACCCGCCTTTATATGAGAAACCCTTACGTCTAGACTTAAGTAAGCATAAGTGTTTACCCTATTCTTGAGCCTCCTATACTGCATTAAAATAGTAATAGTCATAATCCCAGAAGTCAGGAAATGTAACCTCATTAACACGCTTTACTTTAGTATTTCCAGACTCATCTGTTGTAATACGGTTAACTATACGAGATATAGGGCAATAGTTTAAATAAAAATAGTTATACCCACTAATGAAATCTCCATCATCAGCAGTATAACCATCTACACATCTTTTACTTTCCTCATCCCAGAACTTAAAATATTCTGAAGTAGATTCAGGAAAATTACAATAACTACCAGTATTAATAAAATTTAATGCAGCCTAGCGAAATTTATTTGAATTTACAATTTTCTTATTAAAATCAACCATATCATATTTAAAAAAGGGGCGCGTTTCACAACGAACCCCTTCCATTCAGATAATATTTATTAACTTAAAATTTTCTTAATATGAAAAATATTGGGGAGATTTCCAGTGACTGCAACCTAGTTTCTTAATCTAGGGATTTATACGCCGTATATTTAGTACTCCCCACCTGGGCTAATGTTTACCCCAGACTACCTGTTCACGATAACTACCTATCCAACAAGTTTCCTTCTGCTATTATAGTTTCAAAGGACTAGTATTTCAATTGGTCCTCCCGCCCGCATCGGCCACGGGTCTTGAAATTTTAGAGATTTCTATGCTATAAGCCAATCATACATCACAGGAGAATATACACGTGGATATTCTTACCCTCCACGTAAGGGTTCTGATGGTTTAGAACCAAGATTTAATTCTTTGCCATAATGACTTCTTTACAGGTTTGTTCAAATATTCCGAAGCTTCTTCAATCTGTCTAAACACTTCTTCTGTATCCTTAGTCAAATCTATAGTAATCGTAAATTTCTTATTCATAATATTTTTATTTATACACTATAACGTGTTGTTAATATTTAGTTATATTTTAATGTATTATTTCGCCAACTCATACGGATTTACTTTAGCATCTCCTTTAACTTTACCTATAGCTAATTCTTCAGCTTTAACCATTGTTTCTAGTGAATCAATACTCTTAAGTACTCCACCAACGGAAGTCATGCCAGCTAATAAGTCCTTAATCTTCTTTTCATCTAAAGTATCGTCTAATGACTCTTTATAGTACTTACTCACACTATCTAACTTTAGACGCATATTGTTTAACATTTGTAGAGCTCTAGTATTAAGTAAGGTTTTATATTCATCTTCACAAATCAATTCTTCTGCCGTCAATTTGTAATTCTCATCATCGAATATTTCCTTTTTCAATTTAAGTTCTCTACTGTCTTCATCCATACTTTGTACATAAGGGCTATCCCATTTATTCATAAGTACAATGTAACTTATTACTTTAGTAGCATGCTCCTTATCAGGTTTATCTGCATCCCACACTCTTCTAAAGCATGGGATGCCTATAGCATCTGGGTGTATTTTTACTTTACCTCCAATAAGATCAAATAGTTTCATTCGTAAGAACTTGTTTATTATCTTCTTTACTCCATCTTATAAGATCGTCTTTAGCAAAGGCATCAGAACAGACTATTGGTTTTAGCGTCCACTTATTACTTATAGAATCATATTTACTTAGTATAAGTACAATATCCCCTAATTTATAGTCTATTACTTCCTCTTCTGTTATTACTTGACCATCCTACTATGCAACATACATAGTTCTACATTCAAAGTTATCAGATACATTTTTAATGCTATTAGTATCTACTTTATATAAAATAGCATTACCGTATTGATCTATCAATAATTTATCCATATTAGCAATCACACTTTACAGTTTCACAAGCACAATCACAATCAATATCACAAGAAGTAGATTTCTTTTTTTCTTCTTGCCCCTTTTCTAGCAATCTGTTATAGTGATTCTTTACTTCATCATTTTCAATAAAGATGTACTCTGCATCACTTTCTTTATCTATAGGATACAATTTTATTACCATAGCGCCTTTAGTAACACTCCTTCTCTCTTTAGAACCATCTTTCTTTGTATAGATCCACTCTCCATCTTCAGGAACATACCATATATAATCTACGTAAAAATGATCCAGTAAGCTAACATTTTCTACTTCTTTATCGTAACTAATAACAGTACCTCTATCTACTAAATAAATATACTTAACCATAATAATCAATCAATTAAATAACCTAAATAATATTCTTTCTATAATCTCGCTATAATTTCCTTAGCACGTCTCATTGGCACGTTCGGATTCACGTAATTGGGTTTCATCTGATAACTCTATATTATCTACTAAAACTTCTCTATCTCCTCCTGTATGCTCTACTTTTTTATATTCTTCATACTTCTTAAATAGCATGTCACACATTGCATTTACCTGATCAGCTCTACTAGGTTCTGCATTACTCTTCCCATTATCTACTATAGTAGTAGTAATACTGTCAATTACATCATTTGTGAAATCTTCATAAGTAATTACGCCTTCATTAATTAATTCATCTACTTTGTTATACAGGCGCTTCATTTCCTTACTAAATGAACCATAGAGTGGTTTATTGTTTTCCACTTCTAATTTCCACATCATTTTACTTTCTTCAATTGTCATATTCTTTGTTTTTTAACTCATTACAGATAGTATTACTTATATTTCCTGCAGCCCATCCTACTAAGTAGGCATACGCTTCATTGCCATCTTTAAAGTCTTGTGTATATAAGCCTAATTGTTCACAAAAGTAATCCGCAACGTGTACTGCCTCATGAGGAATCATGTCTGGAGTAATATCTTCTGCATTAGCAACAGCTATCACTATTACTCCGTATTTATTATCACTCTTACGTATTACTTTACAAGTAACCATTCCACCATCATATTTATCTATTTCTTGTAGTAATCTATTATATTCGCTTCCATCGTTGTTACCATATACATCAAGAAATATAAAATATTTATCTAAATCCTCAATATTAGTACTTACAAATAATAGTCTAGGGTATATCTTAGGACTATAAACATCATACGGTTTCTTTTTCATATCTTTTCTTTAATTTGAATTTACCTAAGTAAGAGAATCTAACTGGTTTAGGATCTAAATTAGAGATGATACTATTAGTAAATCTAAACGGGCTGTTACATATTACTTCTATAATAGGATATGGTATGTTATACTTATTACTTAGCTCAGTATATATACTCACTTGATTCCTCATTTAAATCTATCTTTTTATAATATTTACATTCTTCTAAAGTAGAAGAGTTATCAAACGTATTGGGTCTTATTATATTAATTATAGTTTTAACATCGTCCCAATTTCTATCTTCTATACAATTATCATAGATAGATTGTAGTTTATGTATTTCCTGTTTATTATACTTACGTATAGGAGTATATGCTACAAAATTATATCTATCTATTGTAAGTAACTCTATACTAGTAGGAATAATCTCAAACTTATTATATGGTAAGTCTCTCTTCTTTAACTTATTCCACAACCTAGTAAATAGGTTATATTCCTTCCAACATAATATAGTGCCAGGTCTTACTATTGTTGTTTTAATCTTCATCTTTATTTACTCTTAATATTATAGTAATTTGTACTCTATCGCCGATTATTTCAGGTATAAGCGCCTTATTTACTACAACTTCATCTTCAATTTTACCTTTAATTAATATACCTTGATTCTTAAACTTAGTTATATATCTACTGAGATTATCAGGAGTAATACCTAATACTTTTCTAATATATTTTCTATTTTCAGTAGATATTACATTCTTACTTATGTTAGGGAGCTTAGGAGTATTAATATCTATCGCTATAAATGTAGCTAGTAACTCTAGCTCCCTATCAGTAAGATCAAGTATACCATTAAGACTTTTTAAGAATTCTGTGTTCAAATCGGCTTTGCTTACGCTTTTTACCAATTTATTCATTTGTCAACGTATCCTTAATTTTATTTAAAACCTTATTTAAGTTATAATATACTGTCTCAGCTTCTAACTTAACGCAAGGCTGTATTTCGCCTTTATTTGCTTTTTCATTAGTTTCTTTTAAGTTACTTTCGTATTTCTCAAGTAAGTCATCAATGAGCTCTAAAGTAGCATCTACATTATACTTACTTTCATCATCAATACTTAAAAGATAACCTTCTTCACATAAGTAATCCGCAGTATCATAATCTAAAGACATCATTCTAGTATAATTATCTTCACTAATGTTAAATGACACTAAACCTGTTTCATCTTCTGCTAATACATCACCTTTCTTAGCAGAACCAAATTCCTTAATTACTTTGTAGCTCATAATATTTATTTTTAATGTTTATGTATCTATAAACGGTATATTAAATAAATGTTAAAATCTGTTAACATTTATTAACACTTATTATATAGATAATAAAAAACCCTGACTAACGCCAGGGTTCATTCTAACAATGAGTTAAGCAAATTTAAATTGTATTTGATATAGCAATTATATCGTATGGTTTGACTAATTGACTATCTTTAAACAGATCAAAGTCCTTAGCAAACTTCTTATTATAAACAATAGTATCTCCTACTTTATATTCACATTCTGTTAAGCATGTAGGAACTTTCAGTACTACACCTGTTGAATACTCAGACTCTACCTCCTTAGTTTCAGTTTGCGTATCATACTTATTGAAACCATCTTCATCAACTTCACCTGTAGGAATCTGCTCTGTTATCTCTTTAGTAACCATAACTGGTTCCAAAGGCTTAACTAACACATCCTTCAACATAGTATACTTAATTCCATTTACTACTGTTTCTAGTACTTTATCTTCCATAATATTCTATATTTAATACTCAAATAACGTATTATTTCTTATTTTGTTTCTCTAATATTAATATATTTCCGCCATTAGAACAACAATAACGTCTAGCCAAAGTAGGGCAGTTTCTATTTAAGAAATAACAGCCATCGCAACTACCTATTGGATTAGACTCTATTATAAACTATTTGTTGTCTATTGTTACTGGTATTCTATCTCTTACTATCTTTGCTAATTCCTAATCATTTAATGTCATAGTCCTTTCCTTTTCCGTGTTTATCTAAGTAAAGCATAGCTATTGCATTCCAAGCTACAGCTGCTAAGTGGTTTACTTTAGTCTCATCATCAACCTTATTACCTTTCTCATACTCAAGTAAGTGCCTTAACATAGCCGCTTTATAACGGTGGTAACCATTTTCTAAGTTCTGCCAATTATTATCACCATACTTAATAGAACCGGCAGTATACAGCTTTACTATATCTTCAATCTCTTCTAATGGTAGTAAATCCCAACGTAGCTTGCCGTCTTGGTAATCATTCTTCTTTCCTTCTTTCATTGCTTATCTCTTTTAAGTATAAATCCTTGAGTACATAATGAAGTAATCCTAGAAGGGCAATAACAATTGTATAAATCACATCCTTGACACATACCTTTTACTTCATTCTCTACTAGAGTATAAGGCTTATTACCAAAATATACTTTCTTACCTAAGTAAGCTACTTCTCTAACTTGTTTGTGTTTCATAGTAATTATATTTGTGATTATCTAAAGTAGGAGTAATTAATATTATATCACTTTACTTAACTAGACACTATTATTACTTTACCCCTCTTACTCCCCATATAACGTCTAATATGATGTATTAGTTACTATTTCTTTAACATTTATTAACATTATTTATAGTTATTTAACGCTATTAAGTTCAATGTTTTTAACATTCATTAACGATTTTAACTCATCAGCTAATTTCTTAGCATCTGGATGAGCTGCACCACTACAGCGTAATTCAAAGAAATGTTCCCAATCGCTCTCAAAGCCTGTCATTACTAATTCTGTTTTGATTGCGTTAGGTAGTACTGCTCTTGCTTCTTGAGGTTTCCATCCAGAGCTAATTAGGTTGTTATAATTTTTTTCGGCTTTAAACAAAGAATCTATTAAATATTTAGTATGTGTCATAAATATGACGTTTCCTCTAAAACTTCCATCTAAATTTTCTCTATAGTAATCACTAGGATACATACATCCACCAATAGAGTCTCTAATTATACATTCTGGAAAATCATTTAGCCAAGATGGTATAATAAAAGTACATTCATTATTAAACTTATCCTTACTATAGTTGCAATATCTTTGAGACTCCTGTGCAAAGCTAAATACTCTATGTCTAACAAACTCATGACTTACTCCTCTATCACATATGAATTTGGCTGTAATACGTTTTTCATGATGCTCTGTAGGTTCTACTTGATACTGCAAATCATCTAATCTATCATTCTCTACTATTACCCGTAGATTAGTTGTCACATATATTGAATTTCCATGTTTACGAACTCTAGTATATTTCTTGTGATTACCATCTGACCAATATAGTCTAGCTGGTGGAAGATGTCCGTCTTCTGTTTTATCTATCTTTAAATAAATAGTACCATGCTCCAACATAGCCCCATGACCAAGCTTAATCATACGATCTACAAACTCTTTAGCGCTATTCTCTGTTATCTTATCTTCGCTCTTATAGCAAGTTCTACCTGCTAACTCTATCATCTTATAAGGGTCTTTTTCCTCAATAATCTGTACACTGGATTCTATTAGTTTCATATTAGTTTAAAATTTCTATGGATATTATTTTTACTTGACTCATGTACACATGTCCTTCGTATTCTTGTAGTCCTTGCTGAACCATGTAGTACTTGTCGTCTATCTTTACTATCTCAGACCATCCGTCATCTGCAGGACCTATATATGTAGATCTATTATACATTTCTGCAGATTTATCAAACGGAATAGTATCACCTATTATTTCGTATTCTATATTCATACTATTTCTTTTTAGTAGTTTTTCTTATATATGTAATAAATCTTATATGTGGGACTCCTAGTTTAGATGGTTTCTTATATGTAATATAAACTGAGGATGTGCGGTTTAACAAGTTATATGAATATTTAAACATATTAACCATGCATACTATTATTTGTTTATTTTCTGATAGTCTAGTAATAGATAAGTGACGCTGTTTAAATCTAAACATGAAATGGTAAGTACTATGAATTATATTTTCTACTTGTTTTGTGTTAGTATTATATACCCAGTAGTGAACTCCATTCCAGTTATATTGATTAGCTATTAATATACGTGTAACATCTTTAGTACGCACTTTCAACACTAAAAACTTAGTATTATCAATCTGTATTTCTTGTTGCCTATTTAGATTATCTATCATAGGTTCAATACGTTCTATATAATAATCTATGCTATGTTTCATATTACTAATAACGCAAATATTAAGAATAATTACAGATATTTAACATAAAT